GCTTCGAATCCACCATGATACCAATATGTTAGATCAGTTGGATTTGCACTTGGAGCACTTGTACTTGCTGTGTAGGTATCTGCAATCCAGTTACTAAGGATTAGATCACTACTATTACCTGCTCTAACCTGCTTAGTAGTAATTGATGTACTAAATCCTGCAGTTGCTAGTGGAGTTCCTGTTGTATCTTTCAATATAATTACACCGCCTAGTGCATGCTTGATCTGTATAGCACCTGTGCTTAGTATACTAGCACTAACATTTGCTACGTTTGCACCGTTTATGTCTGTGGCTAGGGTTGTAAGTGTTGTGCCACTTAGTGTGACTTCTACTGCAGTACTAAGTGTTGTGCTATTTGCTGCACTTGCTTGAATGGTAAATTTGTTACCAGCAGTCAAACTTGCAGTTGTAACATTACCAGTAACTTCTAAGTCTCCAATAGCAAACCTTCTAAACAGTTTATAAGTTATTGTATCATTTTCAGACACATCAAATTGTGCATAGTATGTACCTACTGCTATATTCTCTCCACCGAGTACATCATAGTTCTTAAGAGCAGTGACATCGTTCTCATAAAGAGGAACACTTACACTGTCAAATGTTGCAGTTGATGAATTAAAAACACTTACATCTAGTAATGCACCGGCACCGGTTGCAGTTATCTTTTGCCAAATACTTCCTGACGGACGAGGTGTTGTGTCTGTTGATTTAAATTCTGGAACACTATATGTTGCACTCTGTTGTATTAATGGTCTTGCGAATGTACCAGCAGTTAAACCTGCTGCTGTAAGTATTGAGCCTGTTCCATTTGCAAGAATAATTTTACCATCAGCAACAGATCCGTTAGACTCTGCTAAACTAGTTGCATAAATTTCTATTTTACCGTCTACTGCGGTAGCAGTTACACCATCTATTGAGGCGCTGTTAATGCTTGATGCTAGGTTAGCACTACTTGTTCCACTTAATGTAACAGTTGTGCCGTTAATTACTATTGAATTACCATTAACTAACGTAGGATTTGCGATTGTTCCAGTGATTGTTGGATGTGCAATTTGCCATGCACTTGATCCTACTAGTACCCATGCATTACTTCTGTTTTTGTAGTAAAGTGGATTGGATATGTTAGTTGCAACAATAGCATAGTCGCCGATAGCACCGATTGATGTTAACGGAACACCGCCTGAAAGATCAGTTGTTGCTGTAATTACTGTTGGTATTTTATTTGTAAATGTTCCTGCAGCTAAGTTCCATTCAAATATACCCCAACGAGTATCAGTGCCTATATCAAACCATACTGTTCCGTTTACTGGATTTCCTGTTGGTCTACTAACACTAGAAGTTAATGTTGCTAAATCTACATCTGCTCTTGTAACGTATGCTCTGTTACTTGTTCCAAGTAAACTGTATGCAGCCAATAAGCCGAATTCGTTAATTTCATGTCCATTAATAGGAGTTCCACTTGCAGTTTGGTAAAATAATGGATTACCAAATGTTGTAGTAAGTTCTCGTTGACTACCAATTAAGTATGTGCTTCCTGCATTTGCGGAAGTTGTTCCTGCCGCAGTTCCTGTTCCGGATCCGCTTGTCTTGTCTTGGGCTGTTGCTACTATTATTGCTGGTATCGTTCCTGTTGCATTTGCAACATAGTTGGATTCATCAATGACTGTAACTTCTACGCCGGGTGATACTAGTGCCATATTATTCCTCATCCTTTAATGTAAAGATATTATTATAATATATTTATCCAATAGTTAATAAAACCACCTAAAAACTACATACCCTTTAAAGGTTCGTTAAATAAATACATATATGAGACCGTTATGTTATATATGCAATGCCACTCCTGTTGCAGTAAATTATCACAGAGAGAATAAGATTTACTACAGAAAACTATGTGATAGTTGCGGAAGAAAGAAAAAGAAAGTTTCTTTACATAAATCTTCTAGATGGGAGTTAGCAGGTTATAAAAAAAAGAAAACATGTGAACATTGTGATATTAAACCACCTATGCTAGAACAACTAGTGGTATTTTATATTGATTCGAACCGACAGAATATAAGTGTTAGCAATTTAAAGACAGTCTGTTTAAACTGTAATTTTGAATTGTCTAAGACTGGGTGGGTACAAGGAGATCTTTTAGAAGATCATTAACCACGTTTTGTAATTCACTAACTGTTCCATTATTAGTTATTAGATAGTCAGGAGTGGTCTCTGCCCAACTGTATTCACTAGAATGTACATCAGGAAACAAAACTGGCATTTGTTCAGGATCAGTGACTGCCAAGTTCCACCATTCAGGATCCTCGTCTCGTTTAACACGAACAATCTTTCCTCCGAGTCTGCGTATCATTTGTACTTCGTTTGGAAACCTTGCGTCTGTTATTACTATATTATGTGTTGCATCTTTAATACGATTTTCCATAGTTAGTATCCAAATGTCTTGGTGCCAATGGTTTCTAAATACTTCTGTTCCTATTAATTGTAGTGCTAGTCTGGGAGTAAAGTTAGGGATACCTAATCTCTCTCCCCACCATTTATCCTCTGCTTCACGCCATATTCTACTTTGATCAGTAATGCCTTCTACTAGTTCTCTATCCCAATTGAATATCTTAGCAGTAGCATCTTTAAGACTTGAGGCAAAACTTTCGTGCTTAAAGTCTTGTTCGATAAGCATATCGCCGACAGTTCCTTTACCTGAACTTATAAGTCCAACAATTCCGATAATCATAAATTACTTTAAAACTTTATCCAATTATGAAGGATAACGGATCTGACCCGTCAACATAATTTCTCAAGTCTTCCTCTAGTTGTTGCATCTCTGCTTGGGCTTCGGCTTTTAGAGTGTCGCCGTTCATACTTGTGCCACCTTGTGGTCCTGCTATAGTACTAAATTTACTTCTTGCTTCACCTAATGTAAATTTAGCCAATGCTAATGAATAATCTTGTATCCAAGGTTGTGTTTGTTTATCTTGTAGTAAGTTACTTTCTGGTCGATCATTGTATACCCAAAGAATAACCTTTTCTCCGCTATCATTAAATTTTCTTAATAGTGTTATAGTTTTAGTAGCAGAATTGTATTCAAAATTAACAAATCCACCGAACATTTTAGCACTCATTTCTTGATATTGAAAGTACATTTCGTAAGTTGCTTGTCCGCCTACTCTGCCTGCTTGTAACAAATAAGTGTTTACGAATGCTGCTTCAAATGGTTCAAAGTTTGTGCCTGTGTCTGACCCTCCACTACCAACACTTCGTCTAAATACTTGTCTAACGTCATTTACTTCATCGGGTAATACATACTCTTGTTGATTTTCTACAATAGTTAAAAACAAGTAACTACTCTCTACACTACTATTTGCTCGTTGTCTATACTTACGCAGAGCCTGATCAATACACATGTTGTAATGACTAGGATCTAGTTCAACATCTACCATATCTCCACCTAAACGAAAATATATATAATCTTGTATTCCTTTTCTTAAAGTGGTTAAATCTGCCATGCTTAAAATTCCTTGTTACTGTATTTATTTAGAAACCTTAAGCAATACTGTGTCTGTATTCATTCTTCCATTAAGTTTAGTTTCAACTCCGTTAATACCCGGAATAAACTTTCTCTTTTTTGATAAACTTGCGCCATTGAATTCTCTAAGTTGATCTTCTGCTTTACGCAAAGTTTTAGAGATGCTCTGGTTAGCATCAAAGAACTGCAAAGTTGTTCCTTTTACTTGTAATGTTGCATGTTGTTCTGCTACATATATTCCTAGTTTACGAGTTTTAACATTGAATACCCATAACTCTGTTGCACCTATTATGTCTTCAGATTTTATACTTGCTACCTTATACTTTGGGTCTGATACACAATATTTTAGTTTTGAAACAAGTTTTGTAGAAGTTAATTGTTTAGGCTGACGAGTTTTCCTCTTTGCTTTACTCTCTTGTACAATTAAATCACATGCACTAGTGATACCTCTATAAAGTTCGTATCCTTTTTTAATCTCTGCTTTTGACAGATGTGCATACCCTTCTTTAAACTGTTCTGCTAGGTCTTTTTCTTGTTCTGTTGCATTAGCAGATAACTTTACTGGATTCATTAGTAAGTTAAATTCTTGTAAAGATCCTTGGTAAAAGTTAATAATGTGTCTGGTATGTGCTTGATTAACATTCAAGTTCTTTAGCATCTTTACCATGTCAGGATTTTTAAAACCTTTAGGATTGTCGATAAACCCATCAACAACACCTTCTATTTCTGCAATAATTTCTCCAGCGGCATCTCTGATACGTTCTTGAATATTAGGAACATATATGTTCTTTTTTGCTTCTGCTTCTTTCTTCTCTATTTCGGCAAGAGGACGACCTTTTTCAATCCATTCATTAAAATGATTAGTCATCCATTCAGTTGAACTTTCATCTGCTTCTAACCCTTGTTCAACCCACCAACAATATGCCGCGACATGTTGTCTACTAAATGTCCATTCGGGTAACTTAGAAACTGCTCTAAAATCTTCTTTAGGTAATATCTTTTTAAGATGTGCTTTTGTTATAGTAACACATTCTTTGTTGTCTACTTCAAAATGAAAAAAGTTTGTACATTTTTTGTAACTATCTCTCGGAGACGCATTAGCACCACTCATCTTCTTTCTAGTAGTAGTTTTTTTCTTTATTAGTTTTACGCCTTTAAGGGCAGATAATTTAGTAGCCATTTTATGTTATCTCCATTGCTATACGCAAGGCTTCCATACCTTGCTCAGTACGTTGCACTTCATCTGTTTTCTCATAGATGATAGTACTTAGTATTTCATTTGCAGTTCTCCTTGTAGTAGAACATCTCATTAATACTTGAACTTGCTTTAGCATTTCTATATCGTTTGTTAAATCACTTATCATAATTTATCCTTTTCCTAACTATGTACATACTATAACACTTATACGATATCAGTCAACCTATTTTTATTTTAAATGTTTTTTAAAAACGGTTGACGTTTTGGTATTATGTGCTATTATAAAGTATAGTTAGAAACAAGCAATTAAACGGAGAGTCAAATGGCGTATGTAAGTCAAGCAACAAAAGCAAAGTTAGCACCAGCAATCAAAGCAGTATTAAAAAAGTATGGTTGTAAAGGTTCTATTAGTATTAGAAATCATATGGTACTTTGTGTTAAAATAAGCACTGGTATTTTTGAGTTTGGTAGACATGCAAATGATTTTAGACAAGTTAATGTTTATCATATCGAAACACACTATGATGGTGTTGAGAAGAAGTTCTTGTTAGAGTTGCTTGAAGCAATGAAAGGTCCAGATTGGTTTGATAAGTCAGACAGTCAAAGCGATTACTTTCATGTTAGTCACTACACTGATATAGAGTTTGGTAATGGTTTTAGCAAGCCGTATTTGCAGGAGGCAGCGTAATGGGATTACAAGGTGCAATGACAGTACTTAAAAAGGACTGTAAATTCTTAGGATTAACAATGAAAGAACTGTTAGTCTTCATTGAACGTAACCCGTATGCTCAAACTA